TTATCCCAAGCCTGATTGGAAGTCTGCTTGTAACCTGTGTCACCGTCAACCCAGTAAGCCATAGGGAGTACGTCAAGTACCCTCATTCTTGTTTTATTTGATGTCATATTGGGCATTTTTCTCGCCAGTGCCATAAAGGTTGACTGTTCGGGTACGTGCTGAAAAACCTCGGGAATAACCTGCTCCCTGATGATAGCCTCAGCGTTTTCTCTTGAAATTATTGCAGCCATAAATTATCAATCCTTTCCGAAAAATGACCTCAAAGCTTCATTTGCCTTTGAGGTCGTACTGCTTGTATCGTTGTTTGTTCCTGCCGTGAAGCTTACTACTCTCGGTATTGCTTCATCTTCAAAAAGATAACCGTTTTCTTTTCTGACCGTTTCAAAAGCGGTTTTCAGGTCGTCTTTCTGATTTTTGGACTGCCGCAAAGTTTCCACATCTAAGAACGGCATAACCGCCTTGATATTACGGGCTTTATACTCTTTGGCATAGCTGTTTAAAAGGTCGTTGAAGTCACGCTGTGCCAGTTCTTCGGCGTGCTTTTTCTGACTGTTTTCCAAATCGGCGGTAAGCTGAGAAATTTTGTTTTTCATTTCCTCAACATTGACACCCTCAAAGCCTTTCAAAGACTGCGTTGCCGTATCAAGCTGTGACTTATAGCTGTCGGCTTTATCCTTTTCACGCTTTATATCCTTGCCGTTTTCAGCCATAATGAAGTTTATCTGTTCGTCTGTAAATCCCTGTGCCTTTAAATCTTCTGTTTTCATATACAGAAAACCTCCTCATAAGTTATTTTAAGCGTTTAACTATCCGCTTTGAGCCGACTGTTTAAGGTCTAATCTGCTGACCGTTTTTGAGCAATATAAAAAGCCCTCAACATTGAGAGCTTAATAACTGAATATTATAGTGTTTAATTGCCGTTTAAATTCGTTTAATTTTGATTTAAATTTATTTTCAATGAAATTATCCCATAAAAATAAAAGTGCCTTATTGGGCGATATAACGCATTTGTCAGGCTTTCAGCGTTAATTTGCTGTAAAAATACCGCCTTGTTACAGGCGGTTAGTTAATTAATACTTCTTTTTAAATCATATGCATATCGTTTTCAATATCTCTTTTAGCAAGTTCATTACAATGCTCCATAGCCTTTACAGCTTCCGGTGGTGCTTTATCTGTGGGAACGAAATAACCAATTTCATCTTTTGTATACCAATCATAGTGGGTAATAAAAACAAATAATTCCTCAACTTTTCTCATATTAAGCCAGCCTCCTTCAATAAAGTTATTGCAAATCCACTTTTTGAACCGTATCTCATTGAGTTGATTTCAGCAGGTAATTCATCTAAATATTCGGCGTATAATGAAATATTCTTAGTTATATACTCACTAAGCGTTATCCCCTGTTTTTTTGCTCTTTGTTCACAAAGTTGTCGCAATCCTGATAAATATCTTTTATTATTTCTTGCGAATATATGTCCAAATTCATGGTCAACTATATTTTTATATGTTGTACCTTTTGCAAAATGCCCTAATTCTACCATTTTACTGTATTCAGATTTTAGATAATTGCTATCATCATACATGAACTTATTAAATAATATCGTTTTACCTCTTGTACAAGCAAAAGTTCCAACATCAACCGCACCACTATCGGTAAGATATTGATAACCTATTATTATTTTATCATTTCCTGAAATTTTTTTCAAGGTATTTTGATTAATTTTGATATGCTCCAGCATATCATTTAGAACATTAGTATCTCCACAATAAGTGTCAAATCCCCCATATTTGCTATTCTTAACGGTTGCAAGAGTAACACCCATAATCTTGGCTTTCTCTACAAAATTTTCCAAATCCTCTTTTGATATGGGGTTTCCTACTTTTCTGACATCAACAAATCCTTTAGGATATTGTACAGCCATTTTTTCTACAGGAAGTTTGTACTTTCCAACACCGATATTACCTAAACCGTCAACAGTTACTCTTTCACGCTGCTGCTAAACCGTCAACAGTTACTCTTTCACGCTGCTGCGGTAGGTTCATTGCCTTTGAAAAGCGTGTGTATTCACTTGATGTTACCCTGTATTTTGCCCTTGCTATGATAATGTCGTCTTCATCAGCTCCGCCCTCCTGCAACAGTCTGATTTTCTGCCGTTCAGCTCTCATTGTTGTTTCCAGTCTGCGTTGTCGCTGTAAGGCTTCGTATTTGGTGTACTGCTTACCGCCAAATTCAACAGGTGTATTTTCCTGCCTGTTCATTTCTTCAAGCTGTTCATCGGTGTAGGTTCTTACGTCAAACTCAGGAAAAAACGGACTGTAGCTATGATAACAGTTTGCACCGCATAAGCCCTGTACATCTCCCAAACCGCATATTTTTACAAGGTCATCTTTATTAACAACTTTTCCTCCCCACCAATGAGAAGGTCTTGCTCCACTATGCCAGCTTATTTCAAAATATTCTGCTTTTAGCTTTTCTGCGTTTTCCTCGTTGACCTTTGCAACTATCTGATTAAAGCCTGTCATAACTGCTCTGCGTGCGGCGACTTCTACTCTGTTACTGTGACCGCTTGCATAACCAATCGTTCTTAAACCGCTGTTTACAAGCTGTGCAACGGTCTTTTTGAGTACGGTATTATAATCAAATGCTCCCGAAGTAATTCCAAGCATAGCATTGTCAAGCGTGCTTTGATAGTACTTTGCTATCGGCAAAAACTCAGTTTTACCCTCCGCATTCTTTATCGCAAAGCCGAGCGACTGCGTTATATTCTGCATACCCTCGCTTGTCTGAGCCGCCGTAGCTGAAATAAGTTGCTGTAACTGCTCGTTTTCTTCAAACGGTATGTACGGCTTGCCTTTCAGACGGTATATTTTCTCGTCCTCAGCATAGCCCTTTTCAAGTATCTGACTATAAAGGCTCTGTACTTCCTGCGGTGATATTCCTGCAAGGCTCTGTATACGGTTTTCAATATCTGCCAGTCCGCTGAGCGTGTAATCTCGCTGTTTATCCGTATTCTGCGGACTATATCAGCCATAATTTCCTCTTCAAGCTGTTTCATCGGTGCGTCAAATACCATTGACAGCCGTTCAAGTTCGCTCGGAGAGTATCTCATTCCATTACCTCAGCCGACTGCGGCAAATTGGCAAGTGCCGTCTGAATATCTTCGTTGTACCACTTTGCCCTGTATTCTTCGGGACGCATAATGCCTAAATTCAAATCCTGCATATCCTGCTTACGCTTTTCATCGGGACTTGAAACAATGCTGTCGTTCCAGTCAAAATCGACCGTATATTTACCGTTCGGCACTAAGCCGAATATCTGCGACCAGAACCAGCAGGCATCTATGTAATCTTTCAAGGCATTTTCCAACGCTTTCTGTACATCTGCCACAAAAGAATATGACCTCTGTTTTGACGCTTTGATTTCTTCGGCTGTCTTGTCAACGTTCTGCGGATTGGACAGCGTACCGTAAGCAAGACAGCACGCATATTCAATCATTCTAAGCTGATTGTTCCAGCCGTCAAAAAGCTCTGTACTGCGTATCTGTGGGGAATAAGTTTCTATCAGAGGCTTATCATTTGCTCCTGCGGAACATTCCACCGCACGGTAAAGCCGCTCAGCTCCTCCGGGATAGATGAATTTATCGTTATCCTTGTCATATTTGAGCATACTTTCCGAAATGTGTACCGCTGTTTCGGTTGCCTCATATTCCCACGAAATATTGTTGTATCGTCTGTCGGCTTCTTCTATGAGGTCAACGGCTCTCGAATAACACGACACACCCAAAGGCGAAAAGCTGTCAATCTGATTGGCAAGCGGACAGCGGAAAAAGCCAAACGGTAATTTGTCCGTTCCCGTAAATATGCCCTCTTTGAGTAAATCCGCCCACTGCTCCACCTCCGACAAGGCAACCTCATAGCCAAGTATGCTGTCATTGTTGCTTTTGAACAGTCGGTTTTGGATTTTCAGCAAGCGTTTTTCAATCGACTGTATTTCAATAAGCGTATAGATATTTTTTCCCTGTCTGATTTGGTCGGCGAAAACGCACTTTATGAGGTTTCCGCTTCCGTCAAAGCTCACAGGAAAAAAGCGGTCAGCCTGAATAAACTGCGTTTTTATACCGTTCTTATCGGCAACGGGCTTGATAATCAGACTGCCCTTTGCCAGACCGTATTCAGTAAATATTCTTACTTTCGGGATTACATATTTCTGATAAACAGCATTGAGATAATCAGCGGTCTGACTGCCCTTGATACGGCTTGACATTTCTAATGTGACAAGCCGTGCAATTTCAGACGCTATCTGTACAGGAAGATTTGCACTCTTTTTTCCTTTTGGAGCAGTTCTGTTTTCGTACATCGCACTCCAAAGCTGAATGTGTGATACCATCTGCGAATTAATGTCATAGGTGATTTCTCCGTCCTTACGCAGCAATTTCAAGATTTCGCCGTACATTGCAGAACAATTCATAAAAAATCACCTCTTTTACTCATATTTGATAAATTTTGTAATATCTCTTTCAAATGTATACTCGAAAGCGTCAAGCGTATCTATATCACTCGTTCCGTCATCGAGCCGTTCATCTTTGATAAGTATTTTCGGATTCCAGACTGCCGTTGAAAGTGCATTACAAAGACTTTCGCAGCCGTATTCCATATATTTAAATCTGCCTTGTGCCTGCAACCTGCAAATACACCTTATACGGTCGTTAATGGTTGTTTTAAGAGCGTTTTCAATTCTCAGCCAGCCAAGACCTTTCTTTTTTGCAGTCGACCGCAAACCGAGTATAAGCGTCTGTTCTGCACTGTCGCAGTAGACAATATTAACTGTTCCATACACAGCAATAACTCTGTAAACAAACTCACAGAACAGTTCACCGAGCTTGTTCGGGTTTATTTCAATCTGGTTGCCGTTATCGTCCTTACATCTGACCCTTTCCGACAGCAACGCATAAAAATTATTGAAGCCCCTGTCCGTACCTGTTGCAACAAAGCTGTGAGCGGAACTGCTGCCGCCAAAGTCAACACCTATAACAATTCTGCTTAAATCAGGCTTTTGCGTTATCATCATTCTTTTTTCGTTTCGGAAGTCGTCAGCAAAAAGCTTGTAAATCAGACCTTCGGCAGCCACCCATAGTCCTAGTATATATCGTTCGTAGAATGTGCCGCTGTACATACTCTGATAACGCTTCTTTGTTTCCTCCGAAAGAGTAAGATTATCGTCCATTGTAAAATGCAGGTGGAGTGCTTTCTTTTCGTCAGCTTTCTTTATCCAGTTCTGATAAAACCAGTGATACGGTGTATCAGGGTTGCAGTTGAACCAGAACCTTGCACCCTCAACAGAGCAGCGACCTGTCGCCTGATTAACGAATGACTGAGGCATAAGTGCGACCTCATCAAGAAGCACGCCAGCAAGCGTGATACCCTGAATGAGGTCTTGTGAGCTTTCATCCTTGCCACCGAAAATATAGAAGCTGTTCTTAATATTGCCGCTTTCTATGGTAATTACATTGTCGGAACGCTTATCCTTTATCCTGTAACGCTGCCGTATCATACCAATGAGCGGAGTAATAACATTACGTCTGCATGAGCCTACAGTCTTTCCGCATATGGCGAAATTGCACTCATTGAAATTGCTCATCGCCCAAAGCACGAAGCTTAATGACATACTCATAGTCTTGCCTGAACGGATCGAGCCATCAGCAATAACGGCATTATATTTCTGCGATATAACCGGGTTAGCCCACCAAGTGAGTACCTGAAGCTGTTTTTTGCTGAATTGTTTGAACTTAACGCTCATTTCTGAACACCTCCTCGGAGGACTGCCTTATAACCTCTGCAAGACCGTCATCGGTATGTGCAGCTTCGCTCGGCTTGAAGTATTCCGCATACAGCCTGACAGCCTGCATATTTCCCTTTTCGCTTTCTTTTATTACGCTGTTTCTTATCGCAGTAAGCTCAGAGGTCTTATATTTTTCGAGTACGGCTTCAAGCTTTTTTCTGTAATCCTTGGATTTTAAAATTCCATACGTCTGCACTAAGCTTTCCAAATCCTCCGCAATATTAAAATCCGTGCTTACAGCCGTAGCTTTCAAGCGAGCCTCAAGCGTATCAAGAGGCTTTCCTTTTCGGTTCATCAGTAACACCGTCCTAAAATCCGATAAAAATAAAAAGACATAGCTCCGCCATTCGGCAATTCAGGTTCAAACTGCCGTTAAAGCAAAGCTATGTCGGCAGCCTCCGCTCTGTGGGACGAATCAACCAACAGTCTTACAGCTGCGTTTGTATAAGCATTTACGTGACATTTATGTCATATGAATTATTTTTGTATGTGACATAAATGTCATATTATTTCTTCAAAAGGCACTGTAATACGTGCCTTTTTTCCAGCAATTTCAAGTTCTATGACCGCTCTTTTCTGCCGTCTTTTAACGCTGGTTAAGCAGTCTTTAAACTCCGATAAAATACCGCTTAAGGGTATCATATTTCCGTTGCTGTCGAATTTCGCCTTTGATATAAATCGCAGCATATCCAGTTTGCGTACATTCATAATTTCATTGTCCGACAGCGGAACAGGTGCATAGCCGCCGCCCAGAATTTTTATTACACTGCGGCATTTGCATATGTTATAGTAATCAGTCCAGTTATAATTCAACTTTATAAATACATAGCCTGTAAACACAATGTCAAGCGACTTATGCCAACAGCCCTTGCGTCTGATAAGCTTCGTAGTAAGCGGCACAAGCACCTTGTACCCCTGACACTCGAGCAGATTTTTTACTTCCGCTTCCCTGCCCGTGATGACCTGAAGCACATACCACTTCTTACTCATCTGATTTTCTCCTTGCCGCTTCACGCTGACGGTTAATATTTTCAAGCAGCTCCTCATAAAGCTTCGGATTGTCTTTCCTGAGATTTTCGTAAAGTAAGGACTGATTATTCTCCAAGGCTATAAGTTCATCTGATTTAACGTCCATATCAATCTTTTTCTTGTATGCAACCGCTCTCGCCAAAGCTGTTGCGTTTGACAGTATAGCTTCGGGAGTGGATTCCGTCCAGCTGTCCTCGTTAATAAGCGACAGTGCATCAAATGCTTTCTGACTTGCAAGCCTGAGTATAGCTTCGGCAGGGTCAAGGTCAGGATAACGCTCGGTTTCGGTCAAAATCATTCTGAAATTTTCCTGAGCAATTCTCAGTTCGTTGGCACTCGCTAAAAACCGTCTTGCATACCTGCTTACGCTTGCCTGTGTAAGCTTAACATCATTTTCCGCAAGATACTGACATATTTCACGGTAGGTCTGACCGCTTAAGAGCATTTGATCTACAGTGTCCTTTAATGCAGGCTTGAGCTTGTCTATCGTGCCGTTCGCACGTCTTTTTCTGCTCATATGCTCACCAGCTCATCGTTGATTTTGCCTACAAGCAAGGCTATTCCTTTAGGTGTAAGCTTGCTTTCTATATCACAGTAATCCACATCGGATATATTGGCAGGCTCTTTCGTCCTTATATGCCTCAGTGCAATATACCCCGATTCAGACAGATAGTTTATGCTGTCCGTGTACTCATTTTCGGGCATATCCTCAAGAATATATCTGATGTCAGAAAGCTTTAAATACTTGTGGTGCATAAGATTTATATTGCGAAGCACCGCACCATTGTTCTTTACAAATCTTCCTGACTTTATAATTTCTTCAGCTGTCATTTCCGTTTCGTCTCCTTATAAGCAAATCATATATTTTGTCAATCTTGCTTTCCGTTTTGCTTTGTGACTGCAAAAATTCTCTGCGTGTAAGCGTATTTTCTTTAATACTGTCAACATCACGCTGTAATTTATCCAGTCCCTTGTTTACGTCATTCTTGAACTCCTTAAGCTCATCCTTGTTGACGTATGTCCTTTTTATTTCGTTTATATCCTTTTCGTGTTCGTCCTGCTTAGCCATCGTCCGTTTCAAGAAAAAGCCTATTACGCTTGTAACTGCGGTTATCCCCAGACTTACAAGCCACCATACATCTGCTCCGAATTCCATATACTCACTCCAAACATAAGAGGTATCATCAGTCTCTGTAACTAATGATACCTCTTGATTTTGCGGTTGTATATATGAAGTACTTCAGAAAAACATTTCAAAAATTTTCTGCAATTTATATTTAACTGTCATCAAAAACGACATCTGCTCAACGGCATTCTGATTGTATCCTTTGGAAATTATATCACGCACGGTACGCTCTGACAGACAGTATTTATACGCAAGATACTTGTAGTTCCTGCCGTTAAAGCTCTTGATTATTTCCGCATCACGCTTTGAATTAAGAAGCTTATCAATCTTTGCTATATATATGCTTGTACCGCTGTATCGTTGAACCATTTTTATGTAGTTCTCAATTCCGATAAGCTCAGCCAGTTCTCTCTGGTCGCCCTGCAGGTCGGACAATTTTATATGCTCCAAAGTATCAGCCGCCTTTCGCAGCCTTACGCTGTGCGGATTTAACGTAATTCTTGAGTACCTCAATCAGTTTGTTTCCCTCTTCAAATCCCAGCCACATAAAAGGCTTGTTTGCCGAAGCGTCAATGCTAAGCTCCCTTTTTATAATTCCGCACAGACGCTCGCCTTTGGTCGCTGATGACGGAGCAGCGTCAAACTCAGACAGCTTATACATCAGCTGCCAGACCTTTCTCTGTTGTCCCTCTGTCATACCCTTTGCGGTATCCTGATGCTTTTTTGCTCTGTATGCCTTTGCTCTGACAGGCGGTACTTCCAACTGAGATATTTTTATGCGTTCGGCAAGTTCGCCGACAACCGCCTTGTATTCATTATAATCAAGGCTTTTGACGCTGTTCTTGCCCGTCAGACCGAAGACAAGATTGTGCAGCATATCATCACTGTGGTTTTCTCTGTCCAGCATACCGAGTGCCGCACCCATACCGTATATGCGTTGTACACGTGCCTTGTCAAGCATAGCCTATCCCTCCGATACCGATATTTTCGGTGTAAGCTCAACAACAAATGCAGCCTGTATCTTTTTCATCAGTTCGTCAAAGTCTTCCTTTGTTTCGATGCCGTTGACATCACATATTGTTTTAAACTGCTGCCATACAGCTGCTTCCATAAGCATATATGCGTACTCCTCGGCTTTCTGCTCCGAAAAGCCTGTTGTTGAAACAAGGTTGTCTATATCCTTTGAATAGTTTATACCCTTGCATTTTTTAGATACAAGCTTAGCGGTCTTATCGTCCAGTTCCATAGATGCAATAACATCTTCAATCGTAACTCCTGAAACAAAGTTGCCCTGCCATATTCCTGCAATAAGTCTTTTTGCAGGAGCGGTAAGTTCAGACTTTGATGTTGTTTTCACCATATCATTGTAAACACTTCCGAATATTGACGGCAGAAGGCTTTCCAGTGTTATCTTCACGTTTTCGCTTAAAGTTGCTCTGAGTACGCTTTCCGTTCCGAAATATTTCACAGACTTATATTTCGTGTTTGATAAATCAGACTGAGCAATCTTCAGAAGCTCTGCTTCTATTACGTCAGCCTGCTGCTTTTTGCTTTCGATGTCAGCCTTAAGCTCGGAAAGGCGGTCTATTTTCTCTGCTATATCTTCATTCTTCGATTTTGCCGCATAGAGTGCATTCATATTATCCATCACATACCACCGCCTTATGTATCTTAGCTGCACAGTCAGTGCAGATATCAATACCCATAACACTTTTAACGTTTTCGGTACTGCCGCAGAAACGGCAGGTGTTTATGTGCTTTCTTATTCTGATGCTGTCATCTGACATCTCAATATCAACACTGTTTCCGGCGAAAATACCGACCTCTGAGCGTACCTGCTTCGGCAGCGTTATGCTTCCGTTTTTGTTTATCTTTTTACTGAACATAGCAATCCTCCTGTTTTTTTATTATGTTAAATCTATGCCTGTGCAGTTTTTATGCTGTGTGCGATTTTGGTTAAATCCTGCGGCTGCAATCCGCTGGCTTCGTAGTCAGCAAGTTTTCTCAGGCAATCAGAAAGGTTTGCCTTTTCCGCTGTAATAATCGTGTTTCCCGAAAATTTTGTAAGGCGGTTTCTGTATACCTGCGGCTTCATATACTGTCCGCATACATCAGGTGAATTCTGACACCTGTTTGAACATCTCTTGTCGCAGTAGAAGCAACAGAAATTGCCGTGTCTTTTGTCACAGTTGAAAATCTCACACTGTTTTATTAATACCTGCATTTTATCATTCCTTTCAAGTTTCTCTGCTCTGCATTTGCACGGACTTGCAACCGTTTGAACATGCCTTTATAACGTTCAAGCTGCATTTGAGTATTGCCCCCATAGCCGGGAGCAATACTTGAAAGAAGAAATGTTAAAAATAAGTTGAAATCGTATTAAAGTGTTTTTAAGCTGCTCTTGAAAGTATCTCCATAGCCTTAGCCATAGCAATAAGTCCTGCATAGCTTATGTCCTGATTGTCCATTGCGTTGCTGTAGAGGTTCTGAGTGCCTCTGATGCCCTGCTCGGACTGTGCTATTTTAAGCATAAGCTCCACTTCCTTTTTCTTTCCCGACAGGGCAGGATAGAGAAGCTCTATGTCCTGCGGCAGAATTTCCGATGTATGCCTGATTGTTTTCATCTTCGTTCTGCTTATAATCTGAGCAAATGCCGCCCTTCCGCTGTGAAGGTTTGTGTATGTGTCCTCGTTGCCGACCATACAGACACCTATTTCGGGATATGCGTCAAAGAACGAACGCACCGTTTCTATTGTCTTTACAGGCAGGTGCTGAGCCTCGTCCAAAATCAGAACCTTACGCTCACCCTTTAAACGGTTTGCTATCCTGAGCCACATATCGTCCTTTCTGCCTGTCTGCAAATTCAGCTGCAGGCATATGTATTTCAAAAGACCTGTTACGCTTGATATACAGGGATTGACCATAATGTATATTGCTGTATTTGGATAATCCTCCTTGTACTTCTTGCAAGCCATTGTTTTTCCTATTCCTGCGTCACCGCATTCTATAGCTATGCCGCCTTTCAGGTGACATAATCTGATTGTATTGTACACGCTCTGACTTATAGATGTTGCCACATAGCCGCCCGATGCAAGGGTATTGCACACTTCTTTTTCAGCCTCTAAGTTTGCAAATATTTCCGCAAGTCTTTTCTCAAGCTTGTCTACATCGCCCGAGTAAGTTCCTTTCAAGTACGTGCTTATTGTTGCCGTGCTGTAGCCTATATTGTCGGCTGCTATCCTCTGTGAGCCGCAGCTTTCTATGTACTTCCTCAGTTTTTCTCTTAATGTCATTTAAACTCATCCTTTCGTTTTTCTGCGTTTCTTATCATTCTGTTTATATCTATAACAACAGGTTCGTCCGAACCCACTGCTTTAGGCAGTCTGTCCTCGCTGTTTCCGAAAAGTATTTCCGTAACAGGAGCTTTTTTGCTCCAGGTTGTTCTTTTAATATTCTTTTCGGCACGTTTTTCATATAGCTTCAGTACATCAATATCTCCGTGTTCCTGCTTGGCAACATCTTCAACAATCTGTAATCTTCTTTTGGTTACCTTGTAATAACGGCGTTTTAGCTTCATAGCTTCGCTCAGGTCATTATTATCTTCAATCTGAGACAGCACGCTCTGCATCATTGTTGTATTCAGCGGAACTGCATCAATAAACTTATCCTCTTCATCGTATACACGAACGCTCATTAAATCTTCAGGGTCATATCTTACATATACCTTTTGTCCCTGCAGCCAGTGAAGCTTGTCGTTTTTATAGTAAAGCCTTTCACCTTGCTGTACTACATATACTCCGTTCTTTGCGACAGTCTGCATTCTTGTGCTTCTCATCATCATTAAGTTGAGAACCGTTTCATCCGCAGGCATACGCAGTCTTTCAACATGCTCGTTATACACATCAATTTTTGACTTTCCTCTGTCGGCAGCAACTGCACCGTTATACGGCTGATGATTGAAATATCCTTCAATTATCTTATCCACCTTCTGAATAAGCTCACTGTCTTTAGGTGCTTTTCCAGCCTTAAGGTTTGCTTTCAGTCTTTCGGGTCTGGTTGTTATGCTCGAACCGCAATATGTATCAAAAAGCGAAGATAAAAATGTAAAATCCTTGAAATCTCTTTCTATGTGCTTTGCCTTTCCGTTTGCAGGCAAAGCATTAAGCATGGAAATTCCCAGTCTTTCAAGTATGGTCGGCGGCATTTTTAAAGTTACTTTCTTTCGCTTTCTGTGTCCCATACCGCCTATATCGTATGTAAGATATTCTCTGCCGTTGTCGCAGTAAAAATAATCAGGAACTGTCCTTGTATTGACTATGGCTTTTCTCAACGCCAGCAATGTAGCCTGAGATGACGGATACTGCGTTACCGTCCACCCGACATATACTCCGCTCCTCAGGTCTACAATAGCTGATAACGTAAGTCTGTGGTGTGCTTTCTTTCCGTCCTCCGATACTGTTATTACATCAATTTTATGACCGTCCGCTACCCATACATCGTTAGAAGCAAGGTCATCATATATACGGTCTATAGTCGGGTTACAGTTATCATCGTAAAGCTTTTCGCCACGGCTTAACATAATTACTGCCTTTGGTATGCTTTTTGATAGGCGGTAAAACTTATCAACTGAGGGCATTTGTTCCAATAGTTCATATCTTCCGCTTTCCTCAAACTGCATCTGCATAACCTCGTAGCATTTGGATACCTTCATATTCAGATTAAGGAAAAGATGGTTAAACAGGCAGACTATCTCATTCGGAGTTTTGCTGTATCCTTTTTTCGCTTTTCCTCTGTTATCAATCAGGCTGTCCAAATCACCGCTGTCCATTGCTTTTTTCTTCCTGTACAGTATATCTACCGAAATACGTACATCGGGATATTTTAGCTTAGCGTGCTCCACAAACATTTTGTTGGCTTTTGTTTTTCCGCAGTCCGCTGTTGCACGGAAGCTCTCCCAGTCGTTTATTATTCTTTTCCACTCATTAACCTGCTCACGTTCCGATTCACTCAGCTGCTCATATTTTTTGAATTTCGCCTTTGGCTTTTCTTCTCTGTTTCCCTTTTGCCGTCTTTTCGGCAAGAGTTCATCAGGTAAATCCAAGTCTTTGGATTTATAGTATTCAATCTGCTGCTTCGGTGTAAGCTCATTCAAAGGTACTTTATATCTTGTTTTGCCTTTGTTGTTTATTTCTGTTTCAGATTTTATCTGACCTTTACTCACTAATCTTCGTGTGTGACGGGTGCTATATCCGCTTAATTGAGCAAATTCTTCTATCGTAATATAAATCACAATTTCACATCCTTTTGACCTGTCATCATCAGAGCAGGGAGGTCATTTCCTGCTGACCGCCTTGCGGCAGTTTCGACTATTTATATTTCTGAAGCCTTTTTATTTGCCGTATATCCGTTCCTGCAAAATTCATTATTACGTATTCTCCCATAAGCCTTGAAACGAGCCTGCCTGAGTAAAGTTCCTCAAGCTCTTCAAGCTCAAGGTTCGTGCTTATAATAGTCGGCTTACGGTGTATCAGCCTTGAATTTATAAGGTTGTATGCTGTTGTTTTTGTGAAAGAGGTATGGAACTCTGTCCCTAAGTCATCGAGTACAAGCAGATCGCATTCTTTCAGCATTTCCAGCGTTCCGTTATCTGTACTTTTTCCGAAATGTTCTTTTTCGATTTCTGAGATTATTTCGGGAGTTGAGCAGTAGACAACTCCGTACCCTTTTTCTGTAACCACTTTGGCAACAGCCAGTGATAAATGCGTTTTACCAAGTCCTGTGTTGCCTCTCATCAGTATGTTCTTGGAGCTACTGCAAAAACTTTTCGCATATTTTTTGCAGTATTCAAAATATTTCTGCATTCGCTCACGTTCCGAAATGCTTTCGCCTGAAGCTTTTTGGTTGTTGTAATAATCAAGCGAGAATGTGTCAAAATCCGAAAGCTTAAAAGGTGACAGCTTATTGAGCTTATCGCAGGCTGTTTCTTTTAAAAGCTGTCTGTAACATCTGCACATTCTTCCGTCAATATTGCCCTTGTCCTCACAAGCCTTACAGGTGAATTTCGGCTCTAAATCGTTTTCGCTGATATCTGCACTGTCATAAATTCCTTTCAGCTTCTCCTGAGTATGCAAGTTTTCTTCTCTCAGTTTCTCAAGTGCTGTTTTCAAGTCTGTTGTTCCTCTGACCATAGCTTTCGTTACTTTCGACAGAGTGGATGAAAGCTCCTGTTCCAACTTTTCAGCTTCAGGATAACTTATAAAAAAGGTACGCTTTCTCATATCAGCTTCTCTCAGAGCCTTATTTCTGCGTTCACGGATAATTTTGTCCGCTTCCTCGTAAACATCTTTGCTGTATCCCATACTGTCACATCCTTTTTTATATGTATGTGTGAGCCTGCCTTTCCTAGCGAGAAGGTGGTTGAGTAAAAGAACATAAGATTTATACTTCTATCACTGGCAAAGCAAGAAGTATGTTTCGCAAATATTTCCAATTACAATATATGGGGCGTTTTTAGTAATCGGAAACAGTCACAAAAATTACATTTTAATCAAGAACAAGCTATAAACCAAGCTGATCTTTATTCAAAGTTTAGCAGGCTCACACCGTTATAGGTCTGTCTCATCAGTACAGGTAAACCACCTCCTGCAGACCGCCTCAGCCTTATCTGTGACGGTTTCGACTGTTATATTTATAAAACTCGGATAAAACTGCATATATAATAACTAACGCACCCACGGAAGCCCACATCATCAGCCCAAAATAATCTTGTCTGATTATAGTTACTTCGGCTGAAATAGCTACGAATAACGCTCCCGCTTACAAATTCATGATATGCAGACTGTACATTAACAAAATAATCTCCTGTGTGCGGTTCACCGTTGCAGTCAAGATACCAGACTACCGCTTTATCAGGGGTGTTAGGATTTGTTGCGATTGCCAGTACAACCTTTTCTTTATATTGTGCCACTACTGAATATCCGCTGATATTATCTCCAAGCCTTGAGCGGATTTTTATGCCGTCCTGCATTCTTCTTCCCCCTCGTCTAATAAATCGTATATACTGCAATTTAATGCTTTTGAGATTTCAACAGCTATCGGCAAACTCATAGTTTTTGTGCCTCTTTCGATTTGGCACAGCATAGATTTGCCTATTCCAACTTTATTAGCCAACGCCTCCAAGGTAAGACCCTTGTTTGTTCTTAATTTACGTGTATTTGTTCCAATACTCATATTTTTTCCTCCTGAAAGATTGTAGTTAAATGTTTACTGTGGTAAAATTAAATTATCTTTTTACTACAGTAAATATTATATCGCCATAAATGGAGTAAGTCAACTATAATCCTCTATTTATAGCGAATTACAGAAAGGTGTATAAAATGATTGAACAAAATTTGTATAATTCGCCAGATGTAGCGAACAGGATAAAGAGTTATGCTAAAAGCAAAAAAATTTCATTAAAATCTATACTGGAAGACTGTAAACTTGGTTCAAATACTTTCTCTCATATGTTACATGGTAAAGCTATAGCTTTTGATAGTCTTGCAAAAATAGCAGACTATTTAGGATGTTCCGTTGATTATTTATTAGGAAGAACCAATATGCCACAAATTTATTCTAACAACGTTATACATACAGGTGATATAACTGGAAGTCATAATGTTAATTTAAATATAAATTCAAAAAATACTTCAAAAAACGCTACAAAAAACACTTCAAGCGATACATCAGAATTGGTAGAACTTATTGAAAGCTTACCTCTTTTAAAACGTGCAGAAGCTGTAATTTATCTGAATAACTTGAAAGAGAAATGAATAAATATTCAAAAATATTGTATATTTATTCATTTTCAGGAAAATCAAGTCCAAATATTAGAAATGTAGCTAAATGACCAAAAATCCGCATAAATACTTAAACGGACATATGTCCCTTATAGCTCTTATAAATGTCCTCTATGTCCGCTTAAAAAGTAAATTTTAATTTTTTGTGTATTTATTGAAAAATGCCGTATTAAAGGGAGTTTAAAGGCTTTTAAACACTTATTAAACGCAAGCGGAATATTGACATAAAAATATAATAGTACAATGTATTTTTTGTGTGTGCCTTGCAAATAAAATGCAAAAAAATAGCCGATTTTAAAATGTTAAATTTCTTAACACCTTAAAATCGGCTTTGTTATGCGGTTTTCTCGGTTTTTAATAGTTGTAACGGTTTTTAACGGCTCAAAGTATTTTTTGTATTCTATTTGAAAATTTACACCTGATTGACATTCGTTTTTCTTCTTTAATTCTGTTACTGTTTCACCTCTACATTTTCATTCCGTCAGAATTACTAAAGTCATTTTCAAAATCTTCATCAAGGTTCATCTCCATAAATTCTTTTATACTGATGTCCGTTTCCCCTGTAAAACCCAACGGATTATCACTGTTGATTGTCAGATATCCATCTTTTCCGAG